GTGGGTAAAGGGGGCTTATGTGTCCTCTAACTACATTGAGCCTTCCGCTCCTTCGGATGGGAAGGCTTCTGCCGTGGCTTCATACGGTGGTATTGCCGCTGCCGCCGCTACTGCCGCCCCTGCTGTACAAGCCCTTGGCGGGGTTCCAATGTGGGTTGGCGTGGCGATTGTAGCTGCCGCTGTGGTGATCGCCGCCATTGTTCTGTTGAGGAAGAAATGATTGCCATTGGGTTTATTTGGGCCAAGATTAAGGCGTATGTGATTGGCGCTGTTGCCGTTATCGGTATCTTGATGGCTGCCTTCTTTTCTGGTCGTAGGGAGGGTAAAGCCCTTGCCCAAAAGGATCAGCTAGAGGGAACCTTAGATAGTTTGCAGAGGGGAAACGAGGCTGCCGCCCAATATAAGGGGAATGGTGGTGCGGTTGATGCCCTTGATAAGGGGAAGTTTTGAAATACGTCCTTCCTCTTTGTTTATTGGTTCTAGCTGGGTGCGGGCATAATACAGCCTTGGTTTGTCCAAGCATTGTCCCGTATAGCCTAAGTATTCAACAGGGCGCGGCGGCTGAATTAAAGGCTTTGCCTAGCAATTCTATTGTTGCTAGAATGATGGAAGATTATGGTGAACTTCGTGCCCACATTCGGGCTTCTTGTAAATAGGAGAGTGTTATGAAGAGTATGAAGCCTAGGATGAAGAAAATGGGTGGCGACATGGAAATGTCCACCCCCCGCTTTGCGGCCCGCGCTATGCGTCCGGGCGGGATGAAGAAGGGTGGGCCGGTTCATTCCGATGCCGCCATGGATAAGAAGCTGATGCGTAAAGAAATCGCCCGCGCCGAGAAGATGGAAGATAACGGCATGAAGAAGGGCGGTAAGGTCATGAAATACGCCAAGGGTGGTGGTGTTGAAATGAAGGGTAAGACCAAAGGCAAGGTGGTGTGATGAAGGACCGCGATCTTCCTTTGCCACCGCGTCCACCTGCTCGTGGCATGGCTCGCGCCCGCCCTCGTTCATTTGAGGAAGATACCACCCCTCCGCGTGGTATGCGGAATTACCGTCCTGAAATGACGCCGGGCGGTGTTGAGTCTTTCGAGGAAGATATGACTCCCCCTGCTGGAATGAGGAACATGAACATGAAGCCTCGCCCTGAAAAACGCATGAAGGCGGGTGGTAAGGTTAAGAAGATGGCTTACGGCGGTTCCGTGAAATCATCTTGCCAGCGTGGCGATGGGATTGCCATGAAGGGTAAGACTAAAGGAAAGATGGTATAATGGCAAAATTCAATGACACCGAGTTTGGGCTTTCGGTTTTAAGCCCTGCTTTTGCTGCATCTAAAGTGTTGGGTGGTGACGCTGACATTGGCGACCTTGGTATTATGGGCGCTATTAAGCGGTTTGGTGGTGGTGATAAAAAGCCTGATGGCACACCGCTAACTGAGGAGGAAAAGCAGAAGGTTCGCAATATGCTTGCGGCGCAGGGCAAACCTGTTCCTCCCGGCATGAAGCGCGGTGGTATGGTGAAGAAGCCAAAGATGAAGAAGATGGCCTCCGGTGGTTCTGTAAAGTCATCTTACACCCGTGGAGATGGTTGCGCCATTAGGGGTAAGACGCGCGGGAAGAGCGTATAATGTGGCTACTTGGGATCATTGTAGGGGCTATTGGTTTTCGACTGAGGGGTGATGCCATCTTTCAGGAGATTACCGGGCGCGGCGCCACCACAGCGCGCATTGTCTGTTGGGCTATTCCAATGGGTTTGCTGTCCCTTTCCACGGTCCCGTGGTGGGCGTCCGTATTGGTGACGGTGGGGTTCTTCCTTGGTGCTATGCCGGGATGGTATGGAAGTTTAGACCTGGGGCGCCGTGAAGGTGATCCGATTAAAGACCGCCTTATCATGGTTGCCCGTGGTTTGGTTTGGACGCTGCCCGCCGCCCTGGTGGTTTGGCAGTTTGATATTGGTAATGCGATTGCATTGATGATTGTCGGATTGGCCTGCCCGTTGTTCTATGAATTGGGATTTAGGGCGCCTTCAAAGATTCCTTACTTGCGACAGGGGCCGGAAGTAGGGGAGGTGTTCTTTGGTGCTGCTATTGGATTGGCGCTAACGCTATGAAGCCTGTTTGGGAGCAGAAAAGGCCGAAAGGATTGGGGAAATCAAAGCCCCTATCCGGTAAGCAGAAGGCTTATGCCAAAGCGTCTGCAAAGGCGGCTGGTCGCCCTTATCCAAATGCTGTTGATAATATGCGGGCTGCGAGGAAGAAGTGATGTCGGGTCATAGGGATTAAAGTAATGCCTACTAGCGGAACGGCAACTTGGAATATCGAAATAACGGACCTGATCGAGGACGCTTACGAACGTGCCGGTTTGGAAGCTAGGACTGGGTATGACTATAGAACCGCGCGCCGTTCCCTGAATATGATTAGTGCTGAGTGGTCTAACCGAGGTTTGAACCTTTGGACCGTTGAGCAGCTATCCATCACGCTTTCCCCCAATGTATCTACCTACAACCTACCGGCTGACAACATTGATGTGATTGATGCTATTGTCCGGTTGCCGGGTCAGGGGTCTAACTTTGACTATCCGCTATCGCGTATCGGCGTGACGGACTATGCGACCCTGCCTAATAAGGCAACGACAGGGCGCCCCCTTCAGATTTACGTCCAGAAGCAGATTAGCCAATCCTTCATTCTTTGGCCGGTTCCCGATCAAGCCTATACGGTCCTGTATTGGCGTATGCGACGGATGCAGGATGCCACCAATGCCGTTGACAATATGGACGTGCCGGTTAGGTTTGTGCCAGCCTTGGCGGCTGCCCTGGCCTATCAGATTGCCCTAAAGCGTCCAGAGGCGATGGGGCGGGTTGCTATGCTGCAAGCTGAGTATGAGCGGCAGTTTGCCTTGGCGGCAGAGGAAGATCGGGAGCGGTCTCCCGCCACCTTCGTTCCCTGGAATTATAGCAAGCTATGACCCAGAAATTTGCCTTTGGTAAGCGGGCTTTTGGGTTCTGTGACCGTTGCGGGTTTCGGGCTCCATTAGCCAAACTAGATTGGCAGGTGGTGAACCAGAAACCTACGGGCATTAAGGTGTGTTCTGCCTGCAATGATGAGGACCATCCTCAGTTGCAGTTGGGTAGGTTCCCGATAAATGATCCTGTGGCGCTGCTTAATCCTAGGCCAGATGTTGACCCTGGTAGGAGTTTATTTGGCTGGAATCCTGTTGGTAATCCGGCTATATTCGCTACTGGCCTAGTCGGAATAGTAAATATAAATTAGAACTGTAGTTTATGGGGTGAATGATATGAAAATGGACATGAAGAAAATGCCGCTTCCAGAGGTGGGCAAAGACTACAACCGGGGCTTGAAGGGTTTGTCTATGTCTGTAGGCAGTATGACTACCTGTGCTGATTATCCGCCCAAGAAGCCATCCGCGAAGATTCGCGGTACGGGCGCTGCCACTAAAGGAACTATGTTCCAAGGCGATCAGTAATAGGTAAGCGGCAATGAATTACGCAGAACTTTCGAGTATGTTGCAAGACTACACTCAGAATTATTCTTCTGAGTTTATTGCCGCTATTCCTGACTTTGTGAACTTGGCCGAGGACAGGATTTACAAGGCCGTCCAAATACCGGCGCTAAGGAAGGTTCAAACCTTCACGCTAACTGCGAATGACAAGTATTTTACCGTTCCAAGTGATTTCCTTTCTGCTTACGCTGTGGCGGTTATCACGGGTGGGTCCTATAATTACCTTCTGGAAAAGGAAGCTGGTTATCTAAATGAGGCTTTTCCGGTTGTTAGTTATCGTGGGATTCCAAGGGTTTATGCTGTAATTGATGAGGATAAGCTGGCATTTGCTCCTACTCCTGGGTCTGCTTATAGTATTGAAATGTATTACTTTTATGAACCTGAAAGCATTGTCACTACCAATACTAGCTGGCTTGGTGAAAATGCTGAGAGTGTATTGTTCTATGGTGCTTTGATTGAAGCCTATACTTATATGAAGGGCGATGCTGACTTGATTGCGCTTTATACCGCGCGCTATAATGAAGTATTGGCTAGGTTGAAGAATCTTGGCGAGGGTCTTAATAAGAAAGACAACTTCCGCATTGATGCTCCGCGCCTTCAGGTGACATGATATGATAAATTCAGCATATTGCACGTCATTCAAAAAGCAGCTTTTGGAAGGGGCGCATGACTTCCGTGTTGGGCAGAATGTGTTTAAGATTGCCCTTTATGCGGAGTCTGCCAATCTTGATGCGAATACCACGGCCTATACCACGGCAGGGGAGATTGTCGGGCTAGGTTATACCGCTGGCGGTTTGACCTTGACCCAATCTAATCCGGTTGAGTTTGGTGCTAGTGGGATTGTGACGTTCTCCAATGCGTCTTGGACGGGCGCTACAATAGCTGCCCGTGGCGCATTGATCTACAATTCAACCCCTGTTCATACCTATACCAATCCAGCCTGCATTGTGTTGGATTTTGGGATTACTAGGGCGGCTTTCAACAATACGTTTGAGATTCGGTTTCCTGCTGCCACCGATCAAACGGCGATTATAAGGGTGTATTGACATGCCTTCAACTTATTCAACGTCTTTGCGACTGGAATTAATGGGGGCTGGTGAGCAGGCCGGGAATTGGGGAAACACCACCAATTACAACCTTGGAACCCTGTTGGAACAAGCCATCGCTGGCGTTGAAAATGTCACTATCTCAGGGACTAGTTACACTTTGACAACTGGCAGTGGTGTGGCGGATCAGGCGCGTAATGCGGTGATTAACCTGACCGGGACGCTATCGGCTAATTGCAATGTGATCGTGCCTTCTGTAGATAAGGTTTATACTATCCGCAATTCCACCACTGGTGGGTTTTCGGTGGTGGTTAAGACTGCTGCTGGTTCTGGTGTGACAGTTGCTAATGGTTTGACGCAATCTATGTATTGCGATGCGACTAATGTGGTTGCTTCTACGGTTGCCTTTAATAACGCCACCAATACCATTGCAAGCAATGTGACCGGCAATTTGACCGGGAATGTGACCGGGAATGTGTCTTTCGGCGCTGGCTCTGCTGGATCGCCCGGTCTTTCTGTTACTGGCGATTCAGATACGGGGATTTTTTCGCCTGGGGCAAACGTGCTTTCTGTCGCGGTGGGTGGCGACCGCCTTATGGATTTCTACCAATCCACATCAATTCTGCAAAATAAACTTGGCGATGCCGAGGCAAATTATTGGGTGCGACTTGGTGACGCCAGCGCAGTAAATGTAAGGGCTTGCCAATATGGTGCGCTAAACGAGAGTAGTATTCCTGTTGCTTCGGTTCGGCCTGTTTTGGCTACGGATGGCAGTAGCAACATTGAATTATACGCTACCCCTGCTGGCTCGCGCGCATCTGACCGCCGCGTGTTGCGGATGAATGTTCCGGGTTCCGGTCAAATCACCATGAATGGCGGTCTTGGCCTTAATGCGGGCACCGCCGCCGCGCCTGCGTATAGCTTTAGTAGCGATACAAACACGGGGATTTTCTCGCCTGGGGCTGACCAGTTGGCGTTTTCTTTGGGTGGCGTCAATTTTGTGACAATGCTGGGCAGCGCGATTGGTTTCGGTATTGCTAATCCTGGCTATCCGGTCACAATTCAGGCAAACGCCAGCACGGGCGCTTTGAGGCTTGTTGGCCGCGTGGCAGATGATATTTCAACAATGGAATTTGGGAACAGTACCCAAAGCACGACAAACGCGATTATTCAATCTGGTCCTGGTTACTTATCATTTGGGCCAAGTGGCACAGAGCAGGCGCGCGTGGAAAATACAGGGGCCTTTCGCTTTAATTCCGGCTATGGTTCCGTCGCCACCGCTTTCGGTTGCCGCGCCTGGGTGAACTTCAACGGCACCGGCACGGTTGCAATCCGCGCTTCTGGTAATGTCAGCAGCATCACTGATAATGGGCTGGCGGATTATACGGTCAATCTGACCACACCTATGCCAGATGCAAATGGCTCTGTGACAGTCGGGGCATGGGCCTCGCTGCAAAGCAACAGCCAAGCCTACGCCGACATGCGCGTCACAAACATAGCGGCATCCAGTTTCAGGCTGGAAGGTACATCATCTGTGTCTGATCCGGCTATCGTTTGTGCGGCGTTGCACCGCTGAAGGACCATAACCATGCAAGCAATCATCTACCCAAACGACCAAGGCGGCATTGCCGTAATCATCCCCGCGCCGGATTGCGGTATTCCGCTATTCGAGATTGGCCGGAAGGATGTTCCGCCGATTGTGACCTATGAAGGCACGGGCCAATTCATCCTTGATGAACAAACGGATGAAGAGCGGGAAATCATGCGGAAGGTAGTCACGCCCCGTCCCTTCCGCATCATCCCAACATCGGCCATCCCGCAAGATCGCACCTACCGCGAAGCCTGGACCGCTGATTTTAGCGCGCCGGATGGGCATGGCATTGGTGCTGATGCGTGGTTTGCGGAACAAGAGGAGACTGCAAATGATCCAGATTGATATGGCGAAGGCGGTTGAAATTCAGCGCAACCGTATCCGTGCCTTGCGTGAGCCATTGCTGGCCGCGCTTGATGTGGAATTTATGCGCGCGGTGGAAAGGGGCGATCAGGCAGAACAAGCCCGAGTTGTGGCGGAAAAGCAAAGGCTGCGCGATTTACCCAATGACCCGCGCCTGACTGCCGCAAGGACTGTGGATGAATTAAAGATTATCACGGTTTAAGAAAAGTGATATGCCCCTAAAGAAACTTACATTCACGCCAGGAATACAGCATGACGGATCACGTTATGCTTCTTCTGGTTCTTGGTCTGATGTGGATAAGGTAAGGTTTAGGTCTGGCGCCCCTGAAAAAATTGGGGGCTGGCAGAAAGCTACATCATCTTCATTTCGTGGGATATGCCGAAACCTAAAGCCATTTACTGACTTGAATAACAACTACTTCCTAGGTGTCGGGACGCATTTGAAATACTACATTGAACGTGGTGGGGGGTTTAATGACATTACCCCATTGAGAACCACGATAGTTCAATCCAATCCCTTTACTACGGTAAATGGCTCTGCCACTGTTACTGTCACTATTCCTAATCATGGGGCGGTGGTGAATGATTTTGTCACATTTACCGGCGCCAGCGCCGTTGGCGGGTTTACACTGAACGGTGAATATCAGATTGTATCTGTAGTTAATTCAAGTATTTTCACTATTATTCCTGGGCCAATCTTAAATTATACCAACATAAATTACATAACTGATTCAACAAATGTGGCTGTAATTGCAGCCCCAATATCTTCTATTTCTGAAGAAGAAGTTTATGTGAATGGGATAAAAAAAACTCAATACACTAAATTGGCTGATCTATTTGATCCGAGTCAAACATGGATAATTTTTCCTTTTAATATAAGGCCCCCTGAAGGGGCTGTGGTTAGAGTTTCAGTCCCCACTATAGCAACATCAAATGCTACAGGTGGTGGTTCTGTAACCGCTGCCTTTCAAATCCAAAGCGGACTTGATTCTACCTTGTATGGTAATGGATGGGGCGCTGGCACATGGGGTGGTATTACTGGCAGCGTATCTTTTACCGGATCAATTAGCGGCACCACACTGACTGTATCAGCGGTGGCTTCCGGCACATTGGCGGTTGGGCAGTTGATTGTAGGTGCGGGTGTATCTGCATCGCCCCCCGGCTCAAATGCAACTTACATCACGGCCCTAGGGACGGGTTCTGGCGGGGTTGGAACCTACACGGTAGGTGTGTCTCAAACTGTAACCTCAAGGGCTATGACGGCCTATTCAGGGACGGGGTGGGGTTCTCCTGCTGCTGGACTTACACCAGGGCAAAAACTTAGAGTTTGGTCGTCTGATAACTTTGGGCAGGATTTGGTTATCAATCATAATGATGGCCCAATCTACTATTGGTCTAATGCTTCTGGTTTAGGTGTGAGGGCTGTTCTACTGTCTAGCCTTGCTGGGGCGTCTGACGTTCCTGCTGTTGCCCGGCAGATTATGGTGACGGATCAGGACCGGAAAGTGTTGGCCTTTGGTTGTTCTGATATTGTTTCTGGTTTGCAGGATAGGTTGTTGGTTAGGTGGTCTGACACTGAGAATCCGGTTGATTGGACCCCGACAGAGATAAATTCTGCGGGTGGGATTAGGATTCCTACCGGGTCTGAGTTTATGACTGCCTTGGAGACTCGCCAGGAAATACTTGTTTGGACGGATGCTGCTGTTCATTCAATGAGATACATCGGGGCGCCCTTTGAATACTCGATTGCTCAGATTGGCTTGACTTCCCTTCTATCCCCTAGCGGGGTGGCGGCGGCTAATGACATGGTATTCTGGATGGGGACTAATGGGTTCTATGCCTATAATGGTCGCATTGCTGGTTTGCCTTGTTCCGTTAAAGATTATGTTTTCAATGACATAAACTACGATCAGGCTGAGAAGATTACAGCCGGTAGTAATATGGCGTTCAATGAAGTTTGGTGGTTCTACCCTTCGGCCAATTCATCTGAGAATGACCGTTATGTGGTGTATAACTACAATGAGAATGTGTGGTTTGTTGGGTCCATTGTCAGGACGGTTTGGATTGACCGGGGGATTGAAGATTATCCCCGTTCCGCTTCGACGGACGGATACATCTACTTCCATGAACTAGGGCAGGATGATGGGTCTGTGAACCCACTTGCCCCTATTACTGCATATATTGAAAGCGCCCCGTTTGAGATTGGTGATGGTGAACAATTCGGTTTTGCATGGCGCATGATACCTGACATTACATTCAGGGATAGTGCTAATGCCAATCCTTCTGTTAATTTCATATTGAAAACCCAAGACTATTCTGGTGGGAATTTCAAACAGACTTCTAACAATAACGCGGTCAGGACTGCCACCTTGCCGATTGAGCAATTCACGGACCAGACTTATTTCCGGCTGCGAGGCCGCATGATGAGTTTGAGGGTGGAAAGCACGGCTGTAGGTGTAGCGTGGCGCCTAGGTATCCCTAGGATTGACGTTAGAACGGACGGGCGCCGATGATTGGCCGGGCGAGGCTACCCACCCCACCGGAGGTTTATGATCCCCAATGGGCCATGCAATTCCACCGGGCCATAGACCAAAACCTAGATAGGTCGTTTGAGGGTTCCCCTAACTTTGCCGAGGCTTCTGGTTACTATGGTTCGTTCTACGACACCACGACACAGACTGCGGCGGCGGCAAATACTGCCTATGCCATGAAACTTAATTCAACTGTATCCGCCAATCAGGTAGGTGTAACTAATAATAGTCGCATTACGGTTAAGAATCGTGGGATATACAATATACAGTTTTCGGCGCAGATAGATCAGAGTAGTGGTTCTAATCATTATGTATGGATATGGTTAAGAAGAAACGGTATAGATGTTAGTAATTCAACTGGTAAGGTTTCTATTCAGGGGTCAAAATCTGAGTTAATCCCTGCTTGGAATTTCGTTATACCTTTGCTTGGTGGGGATTACTTGGAGATTATGTGGGCCGCTGAAGATACTTCTGTGCAACTTATAGCTGAAGCTGCGACCGCTTTTTGTCCTGCTATTCCATCTGTTATAGCAACGGTTACGTCAATCTAGGGGTAATGTCATGAAGAATGTAGCAAGTGGTTTGGCGAGATATGGTCGTAACGGGGACAACCGGCTTGTTCATGTTAGCGACGAGGAACTTGCTGGCATTGAACAGTTGACGGGTCGGAAGTTCACCACCAATCCAACCACGGGATTAC